GCCCAAGTCGAGGGCGAGGATCGTTGTGGTCATGGTTGCAGTCCTGATTCGGATCGGACTGACGCATCCGGCGCAGCACAACGAAACTCCCCATGAGGCGCACGCGCGCACGCGCGCGTAAGAGACTTACGTTTTGATGCGTCAATTGCGTCAGTCGGGTGTGTCGGCATGGCGTTCAGTCGTCGGCGTATGGGGTGTAGGTGGGCTTGGGCGGGTGCTTGAGGCCAATGCCACGGAAGCCGCGAACGCCCGCCCCGTTGCGCCATTTCTCGACGCCACGGGTGATAAGCAGATCGGAGAAGCGGCGCTGTGATCCAATGAACTCGCCAGCGGAATCGGCCCACTGCTTCCAGTCGGTGAACAGCTCGGCGGTCAACGACTTCGCGTTGGCTTCACGCTCGCAGCGTTCGTCGAGCCAACGGCCCAGCGCGTCCTCTGATTCGAAGTACTCCTCGGTCGCCGAGACCACGCTGGCAGGCGGTTTCAATCCCTGCTGTTGCCACGCCAGGCATCCGGCCACCGCCCACGCCAGAATCCCGTCGCGCTCGGCGAGCAGCTTGTCGGTCAAGTTGCCATCGCGCCGTTCGGGCGGGATCGTCACCGTGAAGGGGATCAGGTGCATCCGCCGCTTCATCGCCTCGTCGATGTTGCGGATGGCGGGCTTGTGGTTACCCACGATCACCGGCTTGAACTGCGGCGTGTATTCGAAGAAGTCCTGCCGCATGAAGCGCGCGGAGATCTTGTCGCCGCCGGTGATGGCCTTGACCTTGGACTCGTTCAAGCGCCGACCCTGTTCCGTTTCGATGGCCGTCACGAAGCGCGCCCCGCGCAGTCCGGCCAGATCGGTCGGATGGCGGTCGCCGCGCGTTTCGACGAAGGTGTCCATCGACGCCGTCGAGGCGTAGTCGCCCAGAATGGTGCTGACCACGTTGGCAAACACGCTCTTGCCGTTGGCACCGGTGCCGTAGAGGAAGAACAGCGCGTGGGCGCTGGTCACGCCAGTCAGGCAGTAGCCGACCATCCGTTGCAGGTAGGCCTGCAGCTCGGCGTCACCGCCCGTGACCTCATCGAGGAACTGCCGCCACGTCGGGCAATCGTCACCGGGCGAAGCGGTGGTGATCTTGGTCATCCGGTCGGCGCGGTCGTGTGGCCGCATCCTGCCGGTCTTGAGATCGACCACGCCGCCGGGCGTGTTGAGCAGCCACACATCGGCATCCCATTCATCGGTGGTGGCCGCGTGCCTGCGATCCGCGCGCGCCAGCCGCTCGACGCCGCTTACCGTGCCGGAATTGGCGAGCTTGGCGGCGATCTTCGGGTTATCGGCGCGGACGGCAGCGTGGCGGCAGACGCTGCGGATCAGGTCGGTGGCCGCCAGCGTGTCCTCGGAGCGCCAGCGATTTCCGTCCCACACCAGCCAGCGGCCCCACGCGGCGACGTAACGCCAATCGCGGTGGTAGCGGCGGGTGTAAGCCAGCGCCAGCGCATCCTCCGTGCCCCATACCGATTCGTCGCTGCTGACGACCGGCTCGGCGTCGACGGCGACGTCATGCATCTGGAGGCGCGGGCCGTGGGTGAGGAAGGCCGCGACGTCGAAGCCCTCCAACACGGCGTCCGCCGCGTCCCAGCCTTCCGCCGCTTCTTCGGGCGGGTACAGGATGTGGCAGGTTTTCGCACCCGCCGACAGGATGGCCTGCGCCGCCTGCGTCGCGTACTCCCAGCCCGGCTTGTCGCGGTCGGGCCAGATGAGCACGGCCTTGCCAGACAGCGGCGACCAGTCGGTCTTCTCCACCGGCGCGTTCGCGCCGTGCATCGCGGTGGTGGCGACGACGCCCGCGCCGATCAACGCTTGCGCGCATTTCTCGCCTTCGACCAAGACCACTAGCGATGCGCTGGTCATCCCCGGCTGGTTGTAGAGCGGGCGCGGATCGGGCGGAGCCATCTTGCGGCGGCGCGCGTCCCACGGGCGGAACTCCTTCTTGCGGCCGGGCGGGTCGTAGCGGTAGACGACCGCGATCAGCTTGCCGGAGGCGTCGAGGTAGTCCCACTTCGCGGTGGCCGGGCCGAGGTCGTCGACGGGCGCGTCCTTCTTGCCCTTGCGCGGCAGCACCGCCGGAGCGCGTCCAAGCAGTTCGGTCGCGGCATCGAGCACGCGCGGGAAATCGGTGTGGGCGTTGATGCCGAAGTGCGCTGCGATCAGCGTGAAGATGTCGCCGCCGTCGCCGGTGGCGCGATCCGTCCACAACCCTTGTTTCTCGCCGTCGAGCACGACCTCGAGGCTGTCGCCCGGACTGCCGAGCACGTCGCCGACGTGGAACTTGCCGTTGCGCTTATTGCCCGCAGGGAAGATCGTGGTCAGCAGTGAATCCAAACGCGCGAGCAGCTCGGCGCGGATGGCGTTTCGTTCGGCATCGAGGTCACGGGGCGCTGGCTTTTGGGTGTCGTTGAAGTCGATCATTCGGCTCCCTCGACAGGCGCATCGCCCTCAGTGCTGCGGCCTTGCACCGCATTGCTGCGCGCCGCCCACGTGTGCAGGTCGGACAGCCGGTAGCGCACCAGTCCGCCCATCAGATAGTGCGGAATCTTGTACTTGCTGCGCATCTGCTGGTCGGCGAACCAGTAGTACGGCAGGCGCAACGCGGCGGCAGCCTGCTTGGCGTCGATCATTGGCTCGACGCCGCCAGTGAATTGGGTGTCGTCGCTCATGCCGTCCTCCAGCAGCGGTCTTGCCACGCGCACATCCGGCATTCGAAGTGGGTGGATTCGTGGAAGCCACGCGGCAGTTGCTCACCAGCCTCTGTCGCGGAGATGACCTTGACCGCGCGGTCGGTCATCCGCTGCGCCAGCGCCGGATCGAAGGCCACCAGCTCGACGTAGATGTCCATCGTGTCGGCGTTGATCGCGGTGAACAGCGCCGGGTGCTCGTGCAGTTGCAGGTGGGCTTGGTAGAGCGCGACCTGAGCTGCATACACCGGCTTGGCGACCGCGAGGCCTTTGGTCTCCAGCTCGCGCCACGACTTCGCGCCGAGGCATTTGTTCTCCCACAGCGCGGGATAGCGGAAACCGTCCGGCCCGCCGACGATCACGCCATCGATGTGGCCGCGAAGACGACCGTGCGCATCGGAGAAACCGAACTGCCCGCCGTCGGGTTTGCGCGTGCGCAAGTCGAAGCCCGCCTCACGCAGCCACGCGACCATGCAATCCTCCATGACGTGGCCGCGTTCGAAGATGCGCAGCATTCGTCCGCCGGTGCCGCGCCCGTGATCCACAGGAGCCTTGGCGTACTCGAACTGCAAAGCGCGCTCGCATTCGACGCCGAGACGCGACGCGCCGAGGTAGTCACGTGCGGGTTTCTGCTCGTGCACGCGCTGCATCCCGATGTCGATCAGCGCCGCGATCTGGCCGGAGACGCTGGACGAGGAATTGAAGTCCATCATGGCTTCGCCTCCCAGAACTCCTTGTCCTCCAGGTCGGAAAATCCGAACGGATCGGGTGTCGGCTCCATGCCGCGCACGGGCGGGTACTTGGTCGCCTCGTGGTGCGCGACCATCGCCTCCGTGTAGCAGGTGACGATGGCATCGATGACGCGAAGCGCCTCGGCTTCGGAGTAGTTGCCCAGCGGCTTGTCGAAACCGATCTCGCCAGCCGTCTCGCCGAAGGCCTTGAGGCACCGATGCATCGCGCCCAGCTCGACATCAGACGGATCGATCATGGCGACCTCCGTCTTGTCGATGCGTCCTTCCTTCACGCGCATCCAGTTGCCATAGAGCATATGGAAGGCGTCTTGGCAGCGGCGCGAACAGAACACCCAGTCGAGCACGTAGCGACGCGGATCGGCGGTCTTGAACCGACCATCCGTGTGGCCGTAGCCGCGCGCCTGTCGTTTGCAGACCCAGCATTTCACGCCACCTCCGCGAGTTCGTCGGCCAGCAAGCCGAGTTGCAGGGGAGTGCCATCGAAGGCCGCGTCGCAGCGGCGCTTGAAGTCGGGGTAGCTGACCGAACTGCGGGCGATGGCGGTGACCGCGTGAATCTGCGATTCCAGTCGCGCCAGACCCTGCTCGGTGAGCCACTGGTGGTGGCGCTGCGAGAGGCTCTTGCGCGCGCGGATTTCCTCGATCATCTCGACTGGCAGCACCGGGCCGTAGACCCATCGATGGGTGATCTGGCCGACGACGTGCGGCGGGTTCTGCTCGTGCCCGTCGTATTTCCAGCCGAACAGCCGGTAGATCGCGCGGTAGTAGTCCGGATGGAAGCGACGCTCCCACGACGCGCAGGACTGGCGCAGGAGCTTGGAGATCAAGTCCTGCAAGGCGTCCGGTGCCCGGTGGTACTGGTAGCCGGTAGCCTCGTCGATCAGCGCAACCTCACCGGTGATCGCCAAGGCCTGCATGATCTTTAGGCAGTTGGGCACCAGCCGCTGGCGCGCGCGGTGCAGTGACTTGTTGAGCGCCGCGTCGATCACCCCCGCTGCGATCTTGGTGATGACGCCTGCCGGGAAGAACTGCGCGCGCCGCCCGCTCGGCAGGGAAATCGGTGATTCGAATTTCTCCAATTCCGACAATGCGTTAGGCGCGAAGTCGGCCAGAATCTGGCGGAAACGGTGACCCGTGTTGTTCTCGTGGACGCCGAGCGCCTTGGCCACCTGCTTGCGGACATAGCCGCGTTCGCCGGTATTGAGGACAACAGCGTCGCATTCGAGATTGCCGAAGTGGACGGTGCCGAAATGGCTAGCGGTGAGGACGGTTGCGTTCATGGCGACCTCCTCACTGCGCCCAGGACGGGCGACCGGTCACCGGCGCACGCTGCGGCGCGGCGGGTGTAGCGGGGGCGGCGTAGGTCGGCGCGGCCTGCGCCGGAGCGCCCGAGGTGCCGCCGCCGGTCTTGGTCTTGGGCGGCACGCCCATGAACTGGGCGTAGTCGGGGTGATCGGGTTCGACTGCGAGCTTGACGACGTTGCGATCCAGACCCTTGGCGTCTTTCTCGACATCGACACGGGCGAGGAACTCGATGCCGTCCAGTTCGTGGAAGCCCTGGATGCGGCGCGCGGCGGCGGCCTGCGGGCTGTTGTCCTGCGGATGGACGTTGCGCGCGCTGTTGAGCGCGGCGCGGATGAAGCTGCGGCCCATCTGGCCCCAGGTCGGACCCTTCTTCGAGTGCAGGCCGATGTTCGACCACATCTTGCGTTTGGCGTGTGCGCCGCCGGTGACGACGAACTCGGCGGCGAGGTAGATCGAGCCGGTCTCGAAGGATTCGGTCGCGTAGCCGCCGCCCCAACCCTGCTCGGGATCGTCATGGCCACCGGGCTTGATGGTCATGCGCACCGGGACGATGGTGCCCTTGGGGATGAGGTCGAAGCCTTGCTGTTGTTCAGCGTCGTTGAAGTCGTTCCAGTTCTGCGTGGTCATCGCGATTACTCCTGAGATTCGTGGGATTGGGGAATGGCGGCGCTGGCGGGCACGGCGGAGCCCGCGCACTTGGCGATCAGCGCGCCGAGATCGGGTGGTTCGAGCAGGTCGAGACGACCGCTGCGGTCTTTGGCCGGGAAGCCGTAGGGATTGACGGTGTGGGTGACGAAGGCGCGGTAGGCGCTGCCGTCCTCGGCCTTGATCTCGGCCAGCGTCACGACCTCGTCGACGATGCCGGGAAGTTCGAGGCTGGTCTTGCTGCCCTCGATCTGCGGCACGAACACCTTGCGGTTGTAGTCGTCGAGCCGTTCGTCGAGGATGGCGACGAACACCACGTTCTTGCCGCGCGCGTGTTGCAGGTGGGTCAAGGCGCTGACCATTTCCTGCCCGAGCAGGCCGTAGGCACCGCGCATGTCGAGCTTGCCGGTGCGGTCGCTGGTGGCACCCGGTTGCGTCTTGCACCACGCAAAGCACTGGCGCGAGAGCTGCGTGATCGAGTCGAGGAAGAAGGTGTGGTAGCGGTCGAGCTGCGCCGGATCGCCGAACTTCTCGACGACGTGGTCGTAGTGCGCCTGCGAGAACGCGGCGTCCGGCGGCAGCGAGCGATCCGGCCCGGCGAGGAACACGAAGAAGTCGCGTGACTCCGGCCACGACGCCGGGCGGATGGTGTCGCCGGGCCAGTCGGCCACGGCGAGGTCGCCCGCCTCGATGTCGAGGAACAGCGTGGTGGCCGGGTCGAGGTCTTTGAGTCGGGTGGTCTTGCCGATGCCGCTCTTTCCGAGCATCAGGAGCTTGACACCCTTGCGTTCGGCCATGCGCTGCTGCGCGCTGATGATGGGGAGGCTCATGCTTCACCCCCGTCGAACGACAACTTGAAGCTCTGCTTGCCGGGCTTCACGGTGCGGGCGGGCGCGAACTGGTCGCGCCACGCGGGCGGGAGCGCGTTGAAGCGGGATTCGGGGATCGAGAACTCGACGTCGATGTAGTCCTCGACACGTTCGCCGGAGGCAGCGATGCGCCGGGCGATTTCGCCGAGCTGCGCCTGATCCCACGACACGCGCTTCGGGCTGTCGGCAGAAACGTGCAGCGCGCCGTCGTGAATGTGGACGGTGCCGAAGTCCTTGCTGACTGCGTTGCGCTCGTCCTTGATGCGTTCGCCGTAGGCGCTCTCCAGCGCCGAGTCGAACTTGGCGCGGGCACGCTTGAGCCAGTCCATCGCCTGATCGAGGTTGCGGGAGATTTCGGCCTTCTGCTCGGCGGGCAGCGCCGCAAGCTGGCCGACGGACATCTCGGCGATGTCAGCGGGGTAGATGGTCAGATCGCTCATGGCCGTCCCCTCACTGGTACGCGCGAGTGAAGGTCGAGTGCCGCGAAACGCGACGCTCGAAGGTTTCGATCTCGGAGATCAGGTAGGTGACGCGCGCACCCAGCTTGCAGAAAACCGGGCCGAGCTGTTCCTGCCGCCAACGGCGCAGAGTCTTGACGGAAAGCCCCCAGCGGACGGCCAGCTCGTTTTCGTCGAGGGCGATGCGCTGTGGCGCACTGGGCTTGGCCGGAATATGGCCGGGTGTTGCGGTCGTGAAGTGGGTTTGCATTGCGATGTGCCTCCTGTATGAAATGGGCACATCGCAGTCTCCGCACGGGTTTATGGCCCGTGTCTGGTTCGATTTATGGGCGCATTTATGTGTTCCGCCTCACCCGATATTTGCCGCGCTTGACCAGTTCGATCACTTCCTCACGCGCAGCCTTGCCGCCGAAGGCATCATCGAAGGACTGGAATCCGGTGTTGACGGTGACGGCACCATTGACCTCCGCCCACGACATTACTGGTGGCGCGCTTCCTTCGGTGCCCCACATCTGCTTGATGATCTTGGCTCGCGCATCCGACAACTCCATTGACGCAGTGAAGTGCGGGAGCTTGAGTCGCGAGCCATTGAAGAACTGCACTGGTTCCTGCTCACCGACGGCAGTAACGTATCCGCGCAGGACGCGGTCGAAGGCATCGGTGTCGAATTCATCTGCGCCGTTGACCACGCGGACGAATTCGTCGAGGCCACGCATGGTGTGATCGCGGGGAAGCGTGGTATCGATGCGCCGAGGGCATAGAACGACGCCTCCACGTGGCCAGACAGCATCGGCAAGGACGGCAGTAGCCTTGTCTTGTGGAGCGCGCGACCACGACCGCCCGACGAACATCGGTGCGAAGTCGTGCGTTCCGGCGATTCGCAGTTCGCCGAGGTGCCACAGGTGGTTCGGTGTGCGGCAGAGGTTGGCGGATCGTCGGCGATCTTCGATACCGATCAGCGTCGCCAGATCTGCAAGCCACGAATCCATCTGGATGGAATACAACGCGATGTCCGCTAGTGGGTGCGCGACGGTTCTGCCGTTCTGCGGGCTGCGGTAGCTGAAGCGCCCGGCGTCCTCGTCAATCTCGACCTCGACTTCCTGTTCGGAATCGAGGAACGGCACCATCACATGGGTAAGAAAGCCTGCCGGAACGATCCAGCGGCGCGAGAGGAATCGTGGGCAATCACGACCAAGGCTCGTGGCCAAGACCGGCGCGTCGAGGCGTGGCAGGTTCTCAAGCGCAAGGAAGAAGCTCAGGTGCGGTGACATCGCGAGCGTCCTCCTCAGAACTGGCTCAAGATGCCGATCTTGATGAGCTGTTCCAGCACGCGCTTGCGGTCGTCTTCCGTGCGGCTCTTGTCGTTGAGGCCGTTCGGCGCGGTGATCTGGACGGCGACGTTGTGCGCCTTGCGGTGCTGCGTCTTGGACATCTTCATCACGAGCTTCACCTGCACGAGCGCGTACTGGCTCAAGTCCTCGGCGCTGTAGTCCTCGTAGGCGACCTGATAGATGTTGCGGCCATCGCGCCGGTCGCGCGTGATCTGCATCTTGCTGGCGAGTTGGCGCACGACATCGCGCTCGTTCAAGTCCGTCTTCTGCTCGAAGGGTTTCGCCACCGTGATTTGAAGGATGGAGATGTCGTCCACGCCAGCCACGCGATCCATTTTCAGCCGGTCAAGCATCGCCGAAGTCGAGAATCCGAGCAGGTCGAACTGGCGCATGGGCATGTCGGTGATGTCGCTGTCGTCGGCCAGTGCCACGTCACGGAAGATGGTGGCTAGCTCCCGACGCGCCTCCCGGTCTTCGCAGAACACACTGAGCGCGCCGGTCTCCGGCTCCCACGAGAAGCGCGCCGACATCGCAGCGGGCTCCTCGTGATCGATGACGTGCCCGTTCTCCACCTGCTGGAAGTGCGCCGTCGAACCGTTGAAGGTCGCTGTCAGCGTGTGCAGCCGCGCCGACTGGTCATCGCCCGAGTCGTCATCATCATCTTGCTCGTGCGAGAGATCGCGCCGCGTGAACTGCTCGATCAGGATTTGATCCTTGGGCACCTTCGGGAACAGTTCCGCGATGCGCGCGCGAAGCACGTCCTGCACGCCAGAGTCGGTCTTCGGCACCACGCCCTTGGGGCCGAGGTAGTGGCTGGAGTAGTGGTCGTTCTTCCACTGGCGGTGCATCTGCTGCAGATGCTCGGCCTGATCGAAGCGTTCGTCGCGGCGCGCGCCTTGCACCGGGAGTTCCTGCAAGATGCACAGGTACAGCGCGCGGCTGTAGCGGTCGCTGGGCATCGCCAGCACGACTGCATCGTCCTCGTGATCTTCGTCGAGCAGGGACTGGACGGCCTGCGCGCCGTAGTCGTCTTCGAGGAGCATGATCCGCTCGGCCGCGCGTTCGACGGTCTGCTGGGTGGATGCTTCCAGCTTGGCAACGGCGTGGAAGATCGATTGCCGCGATTCGACCGGGAGTTTGCCCTTGGCCGCGTCCGCCAGAGCCTTCAGTTCCTTCAGCTCCGTTCTGCTGGCGCGTTCGAGCAGTTGGACGATGAAGCCGGGTCGTTTGACCTTGCGCAGCAACCCGACGAAGTGCTCCATGTTCGGCAGGATGGTTGCGCCGTCATCTGAGCGATGCTCGCGCGCACGTTTCGGGGAAGGCTGGCTCGCGGCCACCTTGCTGTTCTTCTTCGTGATTGAGGCTTGGCCGGAGGGCATCGGCAGGTTCCTTCGAGAAGTGCGCGATTGCGCGAATGGTTAATCTGGCGGGTCAAAAAATGCCGACGCGAAGTCGGCTCCGTGGGCGGGCAAGTGGACGTCAGCGCATCGCGGCCTCCTGCCCAGTCAGGCCGTAGCGGTTCAGTCGAACTTGGATGAAGCGGCGGTTGACGCCGAAGCGCGTGGCCAAGGCTTTCTCGAAGCATTCCATGTCGAAGAAGCCGATGTCGCCGTCCGCCGTGAGGCGAAGCGCGGTGCCAGGATGGTCGGGATCGGTGGAGAGATGGCGATGGATGGTGATGCCGTGCTTGGCCGCAAGCTCCTCGACGGCGGTGTTGAGCCGTTGGCGCGGCACCAGCAGCGAACCCATGAACTCATTGGCACGCAGCTCGGCGAAGTGTTCTGCCGTCGAAGGCTTGGCGGTGAGGGACTTGGCGAGATGTTCGCCGTCTGGCGTGGTGGTGCGGTAGGCGCGTTGCGCCACCGGTTCGATGTCATCAAACAACCCCGGCCCCTTGCTGCCCTCGAAAATCCAGCCGGGCGCGTCGAACACCGCGTGGCCCAACTCGTGGGCGAAAGTGCTGAGGGCAAGCAGTTCGCTGAGGTTTTCGCCCACGGGCGAGATGGACACCATCGCGGTGTCGGGCGAGCTGGGGTCGAACTCGCAGATGCCGAAGACTTGGTTGCCGTGCTCGTCATGCACGGCGTAGTCGGTGCTGACCTCGATCTTGAAGTCAATGCCGTTGATCTTCAGGCCGGAGATCTGGCGCAGCGCGTCGAATGGCACTGCATCGATGCTGTCCGCGACCAGTTGGTGACGCGCGAGCGCAGCGATGCGCTCGACTTCAACGTGCTTGATGTATTGGGGGAGTTTCCGGTTGCAGCACCGGTAGTCGAGGGTCAGCACCGGCATTCACTTCTTCTCCGTCACGCTGCGGCGGTACATCCGCACCAGATTACCGACGTCGTCGCGGATGTCCGGCGGCAGTCGGCTGGCCTCGACGAAGGCGTCGTCGACGCTGATGTCGAGTTTCTCTGCCGCCTTGCGGATCAGTTCGTCCTTGGGCGGTTTCTCCAACTCGCGCTCGATGCGCGACCAGTAGGCGGGCGATATCTCAAGCATCCGCGCGAAGTCATTCATCTGAATGCCTTTCTCCTCGCGCTTTTTGCGGATGAAGGCTCCGAAGGGCATGATTGTGACCTAGTTGCGTGATTAGTTAATTGAGATGGTAGCTGTCCAGAATCGGACTGTCAATCGTTTCGTAAACGCGCAACTTACTCACAGGCGGCAGGCCGGATTGCCCTGCGTTGCCATCCCTTTCGGACGCTCCAGCCCACGATGGCAGGCAGTTGCAACTACCCGGAACTGCCATGACGACCATCGAACTGCTATCCCCGTCCGAAATGACCCCGGTCGCCCGCGCGGCGGAGGTCACCTCCATCCTCGCGGCGGCCCTTATCCGCACCCTCGTTCCGCAGGAAGCGACAGAGGGCGCGGTTTGCCTTGGCTTCCTGCCCGACCAGCGCGTTCATGCAACCCCGTATCAACAGAAGGAGTTGTGATGAACGACAAGCAAGCATCGGTCGCCGCGCGGATTGCGGAGCTGTCACGGTTGCCGACCGGCGACCTCTGGGCGGTCTGGGATCGGTACTTCACCAGCCGCCCCATCAATCCGAACCGGGCGTTTCTGGAATCCCGTATCGCCTACAAACTGCAGGAAGAGGCCTTCGGTGGTCTGTCGCCCGTTACGCGCCAGCGCCTCGAGGCCATCGGCGCGAAGCACTCCAAGATCAAGCTGCGCGTGCGTCCACGCGAGTTCAACTTCGCGCCGGGCACGATCCTGCTGCGCGAATGGGGCGAGCGCGAGCACAAGGTCATGGTCACCGCCGAGGGGCGCTTCGAATACGAAGGCAGCAGCTTCAAGAGCCTGAC